CCGCTTTCTGTGGCATCTCTTCCGGCGTGATCAAGGGTGGGGGCGATCGTCATGACCGATAGGGCGAGGAAGCGTGGGGACAATGTGTTGCCGTTGGAGCGGACGCGCTCGTCGGGTGGTCGGCCGTCGTATGTGGCTGATGAGCACCAGGAGCCGAGGGAGGCCGCGGCGGCGGTGCGGGGTCCGTTGTTGGCGCCGTCGACTCCGGGCGAGCCGACGTGGGGGGATTGGTTCTCGGGTCGGAAGGAGTTCGGGACGGCTGAGGATGCGAAGCGGTTGCGGGCGGTGGCGTCGGCGACGTGGCGTCGGGTTGTGCCCGAGCTTGAGGCGGTGGGTGTGTTGTCGGTGGTCGATGCTGATGAGTTGGCGGATTATTGTGCGACGACGGCGATGGTGCGGGTGTTGAACCGTCGGATGGTGCAGGAGGGTGTGACGCATAAGCCGCGTGATGATCGTGGGGAGACGCGGTCGGCGTTGGCGACGCCGTTGAATCAGTTGCGGTCGCATCGGGCCCGGTTGGCGACGCAGTTGTTGTTGACGCCGAAGTCGAGGTTGGCGGCGGGGTTCTCGGGTTCTGGGGTGGCCCGGCCGGTGGGGAACAGTGAGGGTGAGACGTATGACCCGTTCGATCTCTGATCGTTGTGTCCGGTCTTCCGAGTGAGTTGCTGGCCCGGACCGAGGCGCTGCTCACCGCGGAGTGTGTGGCGCCGGCGTTTCGGGTAGCAGACCCCTCACCGAAGAAGAAATCGCCGCATTACGTGCCTGATGTGCGGTTCGATCTCGAGCGGGTCGCCCGGGTCGTGTACGTCGCCGAGAACCTCGTGCACATCAAGGGCGAGCTGCGCGGTCGGCCGATCATGCTCGAACCGTTCCAGGTGCAGCACATCATCGCCCCGCTGTTCGGGTGGGTGGTTCCGCACGACGGGCCGCGCGAGTGGCGGCGGGTGCGCCGGTACGGGCTGATCGAAACGGGCCGCAAGTCGGGCAAGACGACGATCGGTGCGGTGATCGCGGTGACGTTGCTGACCGCGGATGACGAACCCGCCCCGGAGGTCTACACCGGCGCCACCGTCGAGAAGCAATCGCGGAAGCTGTACGACCCGGCTCGCGACATGATGCTCGCCGCCCCACGGCTGAAATCGCATGTGCGGTCGTTGACCGACAAGATCATCGTCCCGAAGAACGGCGGCGAGTTCGTGTGGACCACCGAACGCCGAGCCGAAGGCGACCACGGCGGCAACGTTCACGGGTTCCTCGGCGACGAGCTCCATGTCCACAAGTCACCGGCGCTGCTCGAGACGATGGAGACCGGCACCGGGTCGAGGGTGCAGCCGATGGTGGTGATCTTCACCACCGCGGACGAGGGCGCGGTGGGGACGGTGTACGACGAACGCCACCGCGAGATCGAAGCGATGGCCGTGGGCAATGTCGGGTGGGAACCGTCGATATTCGGGGCGATCTGGTGCCTTTCGGAGACCGATGACGTGTTCGACGAGGCGAACTGGCCCAAAGCGAACCCGAATCTGGGTGTGTCGAAGACGTGGGAATACATGCGGCAGCAGGCCGAGAAGGCCAAACGGACACCGTCGTATCTGCCGACGTTCGAGCGGCTCGACCTGGGTCTGCGCCGCAAGTCCGATGTGACGTGGTTTCCGATGGATCTCTACGCCGGTTGCGACCATCGGGCATCGATCTCCGATCTTGCCGGCAAGGATGTGGCCGGGGCGGTGGACCTGTCCGCGGTGGACGACTTCACCGCGCTGGTGTGGTGGGCTCCGGGTGAGGTGCGGTCGCCGGCGTTCGGTGACGACAAGGCCAGGTGGCGCACCGGTGGCACGGTGATCGCCCGCATGTGGTGTACCGAGGCCGGGATCGGTCGGCGGCCGAGGATGGTGCGCCAGCTCGAGCAGTGGGCGGCCGACGGGTGGTTGACGATCACGCCAGGCGACGCGATCGATTACACCGCGGTGCGGGCGCAGCTCCTCGACGACGCCTCCGAGTTCGGCCATGTTCTCGGCGTCGGGTTCGATCCGTGGAACGCCCGCCAGTTCGCCCAGGAACTCAAGGACGACCACGGGCTCCCGATGATCGAGGTGCCGCAGACGATGAAGACGTTGGCGGCCGGTTCGCACCGCCTCGAGCAGCTCGTGCTGCAGCGGTCGCTGCGAACCGACGGCAATCCGGTCCTGCGGTGGATGATGGGCAACGCGGTCGCCCGCCGTGACACCGACAACCGGGTGCGGCCCGACAAGGCAAAGTCGGGGCAGAAGATCGACGCCGTATCGGCCCTGGTCTCCGCGATCGCTGTAGAGCTCGAAGGCGAAGCGCTCCCGGACTTCGCCGCCCAGTTCGTGTAGGGCGGAACTCTCCACCCCCGGCGAATGGTGCGTCGGGGGTGACACTCCTCGCAGACCTTGAGCTGAGGAGAAGCCCGCAGATGACCACCCGAATCCGTGAAGACAACGAAGCGGTCGGTGTCACCGCCGCCGCTGGTGTGACCGCTGTCGAAACGCCGACAGCGTTGCCGATCCACAAGACCGTGCTGAGCCTCGAGGACGTGTCGGTCACGGTGGCGAACACGACCGGTGTGTCGTTCGGCGGCACGAAGATCCACGACATGCCCGAGGGTCGCATTCTCATCCTCGGAGCGGTCCTCGGCGGTGTCACCGTCGATCTGTCCTCGGCGACGAACCTCGACGCCGCGGACGGCGGCGACATCTCGGTCGGTACGACCGTCGCCGGCGACGGCACCCTTTCCGGCACCGACGTGAACATCATCCCGTCGACATCGATCGACCCGCTCTCCGGCGGCATCACCGGCGCCGCGCTCGCCGCGTCCGCGCAGCTCGACGGCACCTCAGCCGCTGTCGACGTGTACCTCAACATGCTGATCGACGACGCCGATGTCGGCGACACCGACTCTGATGTCGTGCTGATCTCCGGCACGCTCACCCTCGTGTGGGTCAACCTCGGCGACTTCTGATCGCCGTGGCCGCCGCCCTCCAGGTGCTCGGGATCATGGCTGTCGTGGCCGGCATCTCGATGGTGTTCGTCCCCGCCGGGTTCATCGCCGGCGGGTTCGGCGCGGTTGTGGTCGGTGTCGCCCTCGAGCGGCAAGCCCGCACCGCCACGGCGAAGGGTGACGGCTGATGCTCGCGGGCCTGTTCGGAGAGTCCCGGTCGGTCACCGTTGACGAGGCGATCAACGCGGTGACGGCGCAGCGCGGCTCCGCCGGCGGCGGGAAAGTCTTCCCGGTGTCCGCGTCGAACGCGTTCGCGCACGATGCCGTTTGGGCGGCGGTGCGGTCGATCTCGAACCCGATCATGGTCGCACCGGTGTCGTGCCACCGCGGCGACGAACTCTCCGCGAAGGCGACACCTTCGACGCAGATCGCGACGCCGACGATCATCTCGGACCCCGCCGGGTCGTGGGACATCGACCGAGAAGCGGTCCTCACGTTCGCTGTCGATTCGCTGCTGCTGTGGGGCAACCTCTTCGGTGAGATCACAGCGCTCGACGCGAACGGGTTCCCGGCGCAGATCCGGCCGATCAACCCGCAGATGATCGAGTGGCGACAGACCCGCTCCGGCCGGGTTACCTGGTACGTCCAAGGCAACGAGCTGGGCAAGTGGCCCAACGGGCCACTGTGGCACCGTGCCCTGTACCCGTCCGGTGGGCCGGTAGGTATCCCGGCGATCTACTGGGGAGCGAAACAGATCGGCCTCGGCCTCGCCGCTCAGGACGCAGCATCGGACTGGTTCGCGAACGGGTCGCAGCCCTCCGGTGTGCTGTCGTCGTCGCAGTCGTTCCAGAACGACAACGACGTCGCCGCCGCGAAGATCGCGAAGGAGAAGCTCCGCGATGCCATCCGCAACCGCGAACCGGTAGCGATCGGCGGCGATTGGAAGTACGTCCCGATCCAGATCCCACCGGATCAGGCCCAGTTCCTCGAGACGATCTCGGCCAACACCGCGACCGTGGCCCGCCTGTTCGGTGTGCGCCCCGAACGCATCGGCGGGTCCGCCCAAGGCGGCGCGTCGCTCACCTACGCGAACCTCGAACAGTCCGAGCTCACCCACATCACCCAGGCCGTCAACCCGGTCGCCATGGTCCTCCGCCGGGCGTTCTCGACACTGCTACGCCGCGGCCAGTACATGACGTTCCGCCTCGAGGACGCCTCCGTGCTCGGCGCGATGACGGAGATGCAAGTCATCTCGCTCGGTCTTCGCTCGGGTGTGCTCACCCACGGCGAATCGCGAGCCATGGTCGGCCGCGACCCGATCGAAGGGCGCGACCCGAACGAGCACATCTGGCCGCCGATGGTCAACCAGTCCGTCACCCTCTCCGCCGTCGACGAGTCCGGCGACGGCGCCGGGCTGATCGACGGCGACCGGTCGGCGACCGTCGATCACATCCCGACCCCAGCTCACACGAACGGAAACGGCAATGGCTCTCACTGACCTCCGCAACCTGCCCGACACGGTCCTCAACCGTCTCGAAGAGGCACCGGCCGGTGTGCTCGGCCGATCCGGTCGGGGCGACGCCCCCGGCCTCGACGTCGTCATCTCCGGTGCGCACGTCGGTGGCACCGCCCGGGCCGAGCAACGTCACCGTCACGCCTCGGACCTGGTCGTCACCCGCGCCGACGACGACCCGATCGCCCGTCATGTCGGCTACGCCCTCGTCTATGACTTCGCCTATGACGTCGCCGGCGGGCCGCCGTGGGGATGGACCGAAGAGATCGGCGCCGGCGCCTGCAACGGGTGCCTGCGCGACGATGTCCGGTACCTCCTCAACCACGACGGGCTACCGATGGCCCGCACCGTCAACCGCACCCTGGTCCTCGACGACGACGACCGCGGGCTGCACTCCGACGCATCAGTCGATCTGCGCCAGACCATCGCCGCGGATCTCACCATCGCGATCGAACGCGGCGACATCGATCAGATGTCGTTCGCGTTCCGGGTCGCCCGCCAGGAATGGAACGACGACTACACGGTGCGTCGCATCCTCGAGTTCGAGCAGCTCTTCGACACGTCATCGGTGACGTACCCAGCGAACCCGGCGACGCTCGTCAAGGTCCCCCGCACCGCCGACCCCGCACAGGTTTCGTTGCGTTCGGAGTTCGACCGGCACGCCGCCGCGGTCGACCTCGGCTACTAGGGCGGAACTCTCCACCATCCGACCGGTGCGCCGGTGAGGGACCGTGAAGACCATCAACCCAGATACACCCCGGAAGGGACCCACCGAGATGACCACTGCAAACTACGGCTCGATGCGCGCCGCCGACATCATCGCCCGTGGTGGCGTGACCGGCGGAGCGTCCCCGACCATGCTCGACATGGTCCGCAATCAGATCTCCGCCCGACTCGATGAGCGCGAAGCTCTTCGATCGTCGGCCGCCGAGGTCGAGTCGACCGTCGCTTCTCGCGATGGCGGCGAACCGACCCCCGACGAACTCGCCCAGATCCGGGACCTGCGCAGCCAGGTCACCGCGATCGATGTGCAGCTCAACGGCGACGGCACCGACGACAACCCGGGCCTGCGTGCCCGCGAAACCGACCTGGTCGCCCAGGCCGACGCCGACCGTCGTGCCCAGGCCGACGCCGACCGCATCGCCGCCGAACGCGGTCTGCAGGACGACCCGACCCCGACGCCGGTGGGTGCCGCCCGCACCTCCGACCGCGGGTCGGTGTACCAGGCCGAACCGGGCCGGTCGTTCATCGCCGACGCGATCTCGTCTCGTGAAGGCGGCAACGCCTCCGCACGGGAACGCCTCGCACGGTCCGCGGCGTTCGAGCTCGACGTGGCCCGCCGGGCCGGGCAGCCGATCACCCGCCTCGGCGAAGAGGTCCGCGACGCCACCACCGCGGCGTTTGAGAACCTCGTCATCCCGCAGTTCCTGCTCACCGAGGCCGCCCCGCTCGCCCGGGCCGGTGCCCCACTGTTCGAGGCGCTGCGTCAACTGCCGCTCCCCGCGTCGGGTATGACTGTCAACCTGGCCCGCACGAACACCGGCACCTCCGCCGCCGTGCAGGCCGCCGAGGGCGACGTCCCATCCGAGACCGACATCGACGTGAACGAGTACAACGTCCCCGTCGTGACGATCGCCGGCAAGCAGGACATCTCCCGCCAGGCCGTCGACCGTGGCTCGATCGTCGATCAGCTCGTGGTGGCCGACATGATGTCGGCCTACTACACGGCTCTCGACGCTCAGCTCATCAACGGCTCGGGCGGTTCCGGTCAGCACCGTGGCCTCACGAACGTGTCCGGCATCAACGGAGTCACCTACACCGACGGCACCCCGACCGCCGCCGAACTGTGGCCCAAGCTCGCCGACGGCGCCCAGCAGGTCGCATCGAACCGGTTCCGGCCGCTCGACCTGTGGATTCTGCACCCGCGCCGTTGGGGTTGGCTCTTCGCCGACACCGACACCGGCGGTCGCCCGCTCATCGTCCCCATGCCGATCGCTCAGAACTCGATCGGTGTCGGCGGTATCCCGACGATCGGACGGTCCGGGTACACCCTGGCCGGCGCCGAGGTCCTCCAGGACGCATCGGTCCCGACCGATCAGGGCGCAGGCACCGAAGACTCGATCATCGGTATCCGCACCGAGGACTCGCCGGTGTTCGTCGAGAACGGCGGTATGCCCCGCACGCTCCGGTTCGACATGCTCACCGCCGAGGAAATCACCCTCGCAGTGTGGGGCTACTCGGCGTTCGCGTCTGGCCGCTACCCCAAGTCGATCTGCGAGATCACCGGTACCGGCCTCATTGCGCCGACGTTCTAGGCCCCTGACGGCCGGGGGCGGCGGGTTTCCTTGGCCCGCCGCCCCCGGCACCGCCCCCGACTGAAAGACCATGAATGTGACCGACCAGCCAGACACCGACGACATCGAGGTCGACGACACGTCCGTCGAGTTGCTCGCCGCCAGCGTGAAGCTGCAAGCGCTCGCCCGCAGCCTCGCCCGGCAAGACAAGACCGTCGAAGCGAAGAAGGCCGACACCGGCGCAGCGAACCTGCGCGAGATCGCCGGGTACATGCGCCGCCGATCGTCGGCGGCGCAGGTCGGCGACATCGGACTCGTCGACCTGCTCACCGAACGAATCCATGCGGTCACCCGCCAGCTTCCCGATTCGACGCTCGACGTGCTCGAGTCGCCGGACGACGACCTGGCCCCGCCGGCACCCGCCGCCACCCCCGACCCTGAACCTCAGGCGGAGGGTTCGGGTGATCTGTTGAAGGCAACGCACGAAGAGCTCGACAAGTTCATCGCCGACAACGACCTCGACGCGGACCTGATCGATCTCAAGGTCGACGACAAGCGTGCCGCGGTGGCGGCCGCGCTCGCCGATGCCGCTGGCGAGTAGCCGGCGATGATCGAGGACGCCGCCCGCACGGGGTTCACACAGATCGCTCTGGCCGGCACGGCGATCACGTGCCGGTTCGGGTATCTGAACTCCGACGGGGTCCCGGCGGACGCGCCCGCTGAGCCGACCGTCTCGGTGGTCGACCTGGCTGGCGACCCGGTGACGGTCGGCTCAGTTACCAGCCCGGCCACCGAAGGCGACGAAGCCCCGATCTACGAAGCGACCATCTCGGCCGGGAACGCCCCGTCGGGGCCGGACCAGCTCACCGTGACATGGACAACCGACGGCGTCGCCCATGTGCGCACTATCGATGTCGTCGGCGGGTTCCTGTTCTCCGTCGCTGATGCCCGCCGCCGCAAAGGCAACCGGCACGTCACGAAGGTGTACGACGACGACATCGTCCAGGGCCGCATGGTCGTCGAGTCCGAAGCGCTCGAGCTGCTCGAACGGTCGATGACCCCCAGGGCCCGCAAGGTCACCGTGGAAGCCCCGTGTGGGTCGCGGCCGCTGATCCTGCCCGACACCGACGTGCGCACCCTCCGCAAGGTCACCGTCACCGCCGGGTCGTCCTCGGAGGTCTACACGGCCGGTCAGATCGCCGATCTGCACGTCGACAGGGCCGGGATCGTCACCCGCCTCGATTCGACCGTGTGGTCATCGACCGCGCGTGCGACGGTCACCGTGATCTACGACTACGGGCTGACCCACCCGCCGCAGGAGATCGTACAGGCCGCGCTGCGCCGCCTCGACTACTGGCTGCGCGAAGACGTGTCGCTGCTCCCCGAGTTCGCCTCCGGGTACACCATGCCCGACACCGGGTTCACGTACCGGTTCGGTGGCTCTTCGATGTCGACCGGCGATCTTGCCGTCGACCGGATCTACGACCGGTACCGGCGCCGGCCCGTCCCGATCGCATGAGCACCCGCGACGAGGTTATCTCGGCGCTTCTCGACCGGATCAGGGCCCTGTGCGTCACC